AAGGGTGGCATTCGGGATTGTTTGGTGTCTTGGTTTCAGGCGTGGTCCTTTCCGTTTTTTGTTTTTTTTTTTTTTTTTTTTTCCATAACATGTAAATAAGCTACAATATTACAATTAACAACTTACGATTTGACACTCCATCCATGGATCGATAGAGTGCTCAGGTTGTTAACCAAGTCTTAAGGCCGGGATAGCCATTAGCACCAGTGGTTGGTGCAAGAACGCCTGCAGGAGGCGGACACAAGAACATATAAGTAAAATCATCTCCTGCAGATTTACAAAAGAAACTATCTCCTGTAGCGTCAGGTACCGAAAACTGATACGTTGGTGCTTGTGCCAATGATGTGGATTTGAATGCAAGGTTACTATACCACGGAGCTTCTCCTGCAAGTGATGGTCTAGATTCAAATCCTATATCTACACCAGGGATGTTTGCTGTAGCGCCATCCGTTCGCTCTAAAAACAACCCGCACACTGGAAATAATCCTGCTGCTTGCCGCTTCCTCAATGCTTGTACACGTACACTCCCACGAAAGTACATGTATATTGTCCCCCATAATTCCAATCCAAGCCGAGGGGTGCTTGCTGGACCATAAACCACACATGTATCTCCGGAAAAATGTGGGTACATCCGGTGTACTATTTCGCGTATGGTGGTATACTCCTCTGGATAGACCACAGCATTAGGTTCATAACCCATCATACTTGGATGTAAACAGTCAAATGTAGCAGCAAAATCCTTCCGTGGATTTGATTGTGGGGTGAACTTCATATCTAGCAAGCAACCAACTTTGAAGTCCGAAGCAGCTGCCTTATATACATTGAAGTAAATAGGAGCTGATACTGCTGGGGTGGGTTGCGACCATGAGAGAATCTTAACGTACACTGCGTAATACACGGTTTCTGTTGTAGTATCTCTAGTGAAATCAGCAACACAATGCGGCACCGTAAATGTTACATAAGTAGAACCTTGCACATCCACAATTCTATGATAACAGTCTTGATAATCAGCAGCATCAGTTGTAGCCAGGTAAAACACTAGACGTACAGCATGAAGGTTAGAAGCCTCTATATATGCAGCAAATTTGTACGAACCAGAACAAAACGCAAAATTTCTTGTGACAAAATCAACATATGTGTATGCTCCAAGCAATGCAAATGGACTGGTTGTACCAATTACAACCGGTGGAGTGGCCGCAACCATTGCAAAAGTGGATGTCATCATGGGAGTTCCCATAACATATTTTAAATCCATTTCGTCCTGGTCAATACCGCCAACTAATGGTCGCGTTGCGATAGCTGCTTCAGGATCCATAGCAAACTTCTTAGCGGTATCAATACCCTTACCATAATTGAATGTAGATACTACGTCCAAATTGACATTTGATGGATTTTCAACTGAAGTTGGCTTACTTAAACCTAAAATTGTTCCAATCTCCAAAGCCGTGCCAACTGTATTTCGAATAGTACGGAAAAAGTCGGTATACGGTTTAGAGAACTTCACAATATCTAGACTATCACCAGTAGCTGCATGATCCTCTAAGGCTGAACTCATAATACCAGCACGACTTTTACGTTGTGTTTCGCGTTTCAATCCGGGATTTGATTGCGTACTATCGCGTGGTAACACTAATTCTGCATCTATGAACTGGGCTTGAATAGTCAATTGTGCTGAATCAGCTACACCATTAATATTAGTTAATGGGTTAAGTACTAGTACAACAAATCGACCCATAGCACCTGTGGGCGGATTCTTTGCGGGAATGAAACGTTTTGGGTATATAAATGGAACATCCAAAATAGCAGCCTCACTCTGCGCAGCCGATACCAATAAATGAGGAAATCCACTAGCAGTGTACACATTTGTACCACGTGATAAGAAACCATCAGCATTAATATCTGGTTGGTATATTACCATTATAGTACCATACACGAATCCGGACGTCGTACAACGGACAATAAATCGCATACCCGAACGAAAGTGTGTAAAGTCATTCTTCTTAGTAGATATATAATCTTGTGCAAACAATACATCTGGGAAATTAAACAACCCTATCACAGTACCAGCAGCTTGAGCCGAAGTCCACGCTGGATTAGCTAAGGTATACAACCGATCAATTGATCTATTGAGGTCAAAGACTTCCATATTGTTAACCTGGTAAGGTATCTGCATAACCTGACTATTCATTGCAGAAGCCGACACGGGCGCAGCATCCTGCGCAACACCCAACTGAAACTGTTGAGTGGGAACCAACTCGTTTGTTGCACGGTCGGTATATTCGAAGTTTTGTGTTGTGGTCACTTCGTTAACCACTCCTGCCTTTGCAGCAAAAGTACTTAAATGAGATTCTGTTTCCCAAGATAGGCACGAAGATTCCCAATCGTGGTTGCCAACTAGACTCTCAGTAGGTGTAGGCGACACCAACTTAGGATCATTGTACATCTCACACTTATAACCATCATAAGTCATGAGCTGTTTACCAATCAACACACGCAGATCAGGCGCGCGGATCGACACTTGGGCCAAATATTCATCAACAAATTGCATGAACTCAGCACGAGGGTAATGTGATATTTCCCTAAACATGGAGTCAGCGGATGATTGCAATACTAGTGATTCAGAATTACTCGCATATTTCCAATACGGTATTTCACGTATAACTGACATAGCTAGTGGTGCCCGCATAACTCCTTCCTCCAATACAAACATACGACCCAAATAACGAATACTCTCCAAAGTATCATGAACTTCACTCTCTACCTTACTAAAATGCGTATACGTCATATTGAATCTCTGCTT